GATAGCACCTTGTGCTCTATGCATTGCAACAACTTCATTTGTTTGTTCCATGACACGATGCTGTTGATTAATTATCATGTCTAAGTAAGCTTCAAACTTAGACCATTGGGCTTGGTTGCTGACCAGCCCCTTGAGCTTGTTCAGGTGCTCCCTGTCCTGCATTTCCACTAAATCCTTGTTCTTGTGGCGTTGGTGCTTGTCCTACACCTATATTACCACCACCTGCTCCCGATGTATCCATTGCATCAGCACCTGCAGGGGCTTGCCCTTCTTCTTGCTTTTGCTGTTGCATACCTTTCATTAGCTCTGCTTGTATAGCAGCTTCACTCATGTCGTTGGTAACTTTGTCGGGATCAAGATCAAGAGACTTTGCAATCTCACGAATAATATATTGAAACTTAGCAAATGGTGCAAGAGCAGGGTTGGATGCAACTTGCAAGAATTGCATAAGTCGTTGGCTACGAACTTCATTAGCCATTAGTGATTCTGTTCCACGTGCCTTAACCTCTAAGTCACCTTTAATCTCTGGATCAAAATCAAACTGCATGTTAAATCTAAACATGCCCTCACCTAATGGGCGAAGTAAATAATCATCTATGTTTTTAATAACATTTTTAATGGCACCACTAGCGGCACCCATTAGCATACTAATACCGCTAGCTGTACGTCCTACACCAGATACACCTGTTTGCCCATGAGCAAATGATGGAAAGCCTGTAGATTCATCAGCAAGTACTCGTGCCTTGTCAAACAGTTGTAAGTTCTCACCTGCAACATTAGGGAACTTAGTACCAAAGATAGCTTGTCCTGGTGCACCACCTTGTCTACGAAATACTTTGCCTGGGTATACTGATAGGTCTTGGCCTGGAACTAGGTTAGTTTCATCTACTTCAATTAACAAGTTGCCCGACAATACAGCATTGTCTACTGCCATACGCATAAAGCCATTCATTAGAACCTGCGTATCTTCCATGTTTTCTGCGATACCAATACCAAAGAACGAATAAGGATTAAGCTCATAAGGTGCAGCCATGTAAGGAATACGAGCAGGTTTAAATGGGTTTAGCACCATACGAATAAGTTTGTCATTACAAATCCAAACATTTGCTTGTAGTTCATCTACATCTTGCAGTTCTGATGGAATGTCTACGCCTTGCTCCATAAGCATTTCAACATCTACCATACCCCAGTATTCTAACACTTCATAACGTTCTACGCCATGTTCAATAGAGTAGTCTGCAAGATCATCTTCCCAATACTGCTTGCTATAATTTTCTCCATAACCGATAGCTTCATCAATAACAGATGAACGGAAGTACGGACGTTTTTTCAACGCACGTAATTGAGTACGTGACATCTTATGACGTTCAATAACATACTGAGCTTCATCTATATTGTTTGAGTCAGGATCAGGATAAAAGTTCCAAACAGATACATGGGATACCTGTGGAACTGTTTTAAACATAGGAGAGTACTCTCCAGATTCTTCATCCCAATTTGGGTACTCTTTATCTACAGCAAATGGCCCTTTCATGACACCAGTACCAAATAGTGCCATTTCAAATGCGGTATTACGTAAGTGTTTAGATGCAGCAGCTTCTTCAAGTTGATCTTGAATTTTCTTTTGCATCTTTTTAGCTGCAATCATAGCAGGACTAAAAGTTACAGATGTAGGAGTTTTACCTGCGCCTTCTACTACACCATTAATATCTTCTAGTTTAGAAGCTAGTTCAGGATTAAGTAACTCGTTAAGTGTTTTTGCTGTAGCCCCTTTAGGAAACTCTTTACCGTCACCTTTAAAACCGTATGGCGAAAGTATGTCATCTTTTTGATCTTCTTTCAATTCATCTGGTAAAGCTGGATCAAAAGAAATATCGGACACTACACCATCAGGTAATTCAGTAGGGTCTACTGTAATAGGAAATTTATTGTTTGCAAATAGTACGTCAACAATCTGACCATAGGCAGCAAGTGTTTTTGTTTTAGTTACTTTTACAAACACACGAGATTTTTCTGCTTCAGTAAATTGTACATCAGGACCATAGATACCACGATAGTTACGATATGCACGTAGCCAACGTTCTTCATCTTGTTTACGATAATCTTCCGCACGTTGAAAACGTTCCATAATAAATGGAATAATTTTAGAAGTATCTGTATCTTCTTCTGTGTTTTCTGTATCTTCTAAGATGACTGCATCATCTTCAATAAATACTTCATTATCTTCTGCCATTTATTTTTCCTTAATAGCCAAATGTAGAGTCTGCTACTCTCATACCACCAGAAGGTCTGCCATGAGGATCGTAATCAAAGATACTAAACCTTGGTCGTGACATTATACCATAACGTAAAGCATCATACAAGTGGTCTTCTGAATGTGTGTCAATATCTTCTGGGTTCTTTTTATCCAGAGGTATTGCAGGTAACTGTGCTACCATATTTGTACAAGTATTAAAAAATATTAGTCTGGGTTCTTCTGTAAATTCATCTACCTGTAAACGTCTGTGTATTTCGTTTTTACCTGCTACACGTGAGCCTTTAGAACGATCTGATGGACGCCATCTACATCCTTTACTAATCATCTGTTCAGCAAGGCTAGGGCCAGTATCACCACGCTTATGCCAAAGAGAAGAGTCCAAAACTCCATACTTAATGTTTCCATCTTCTGCCTCTAGGTCTAAGACCATATCGGCAAGGTCTGTGGCGAGTACCTTACTGACGTATAGTTCTCTATATACAATAAGTTGTTCGTTAGGCGCAACGGCAAACCAAAGCACACCACTGTGAGAACCATAACCATAGTCACATGCCCTAAACTTAACCCAGTTATGTGGAATATGAAAAGGCTCAACAACATGAATGTTACGATCAAACTCTGTAAAGGCTGCACCTTCTTTAATGTCCCAATCACCTTCAAGCAATTGTCTACGCTGCTGCTCAGGTAGGGATAGTAGCATTGCCTCATAATCACCTTGCTCACTTAGGTAAGGATTGTCTGAAAGACGTGCAGGTATAAACCTACGTTTGAACAAAGGCTTTCCTGCCTTTGCGTGTCCTGCAGGATATTTAAGTTCTTCACCTGTTTCAATATCAGTTGCATTAAAAGCCTTTCCTGCTGGAGATGGGTCAATGAACATTTTCTTAACCCAATGATGTCCCCTACCTCCTGGGTTTGTAGTTGCCCTCATAAAGATAGGCAAGTCGGGTGCAGTGGACCGTAGACGTGATCTCATGTAGTTCCATGCGAAGGGGGTGGCCCACTGAGTAAGTTCGTCAAAGCCTATCCAACTAAAAGCTAGACCTTGGTAACGCAGAACGTCATCTTCCCTGTCTAGGTAGGACATCCACAATCTCGCACCAGATGGCGCAGTCCACTGCATCTTTCTTTCTGACCACTTAATTCCAGGCCATATCTTAGGGTACATTTCTTGTGACTTAAATATAAGTTCCCTAAGTTCTTCTGTTGTGTGACGCAGCAGTAGTCCTGAAAAACTAGGATGTCCCATATAACGTAAGGGGTCTGCTAACATGGCATATGATTTACCGCCACCTGCACTACCGCCATATAGGACTTCACGTTCACCTGCTGCAAGAAACTCTGTCTGTGGCCCCTCATTGGGTTTAAAAATTACGTTGTGCTGTTCCTCAATAGGAATCTCTTCAACTATCTTTGCGGGTTCAGGCTTTGGCTTCGCTGTAGTCTTCTTCGTAGTTCTCTTCGGCTTTTGCTCCGAGTCTTGTGCGTTCAATCTCTTCCGCTTTGGCGATTGCCTTTTTCGCATAGTCTGCCCATCTGCGAAGGCTTCTAGCTTTGTTTTTTCGTTGTCGCTCATTTTCCAACCGTTTCCGTAATCCTACGTGAGATATGTCTCTACCTGTATTTCGTGTTAGCCAATTAGCTACTTCACGATAAGAATACTGTTTAAGATATTTTTGTGCCTGTTCAAGCATGTCAAGTTCGTGCTCAATAGGCAATAGTACGTCAGGATCGTCGGGGTCTACTTCATACCCAAATGGTATTGTCCTAGATATACGGGGAATAGGAACCCATTCATTGTCTTCTTTTATGTCTGTTGGTTGGGGTAACTTCCACTGTTTCAGAGGTTTAGTCATCATCATCCATTTGTTTTGGCGGCATTAACATTACGCCACCTTTTGCTTCTACTTGCATTTTCTCTGTTTTAACTAGGCCAGAACGATCTAGTAATTCTTTTGCTGCTTGCATCTTATCACGAATACCCAGTTCAGTAGGATCGTACAAAGCACCTACCATAGCCATTGCAGCTTTAGGTGCGTTACGTGCCATGTATGCAGATGTAGCATCTATAATTTCTTCTTTTAAAGAGTTAATAATCTCAGTAGATGAAGTAGCATCCGAATATCCTGCTATTCGTTTAGCAACATTAATGTCACCACCTGCTTCGTCAAATAAAACTGCAAGTAGTTTCTGTTGTTTTTCTGTTAATGCTCGTGCCATTTTAACTCTTTCTTCTAAATAATGCAAGCACAAAGTTTGCTATTGATTGACCTATTTGTGTTGGGGTTGGTAGTAGCCATCCTAGTAATAGTAACATTATAACCCAAGGGGGTATGTTTTGGTTGTTGATCATTAACTTTTCTACTGGACCTGCTTCTACTTCTTTTGTTTCTGTAATAATGTCACGTCCTGCGTTATTAGTTTCTTCTTCTTCGTAAGTAACTACAGCCTGTTTATTTTCTTTTCCTAACTGTGTATTAGCAGCTACATTAGTTCCACCTGTAGGCAACAGTGAAGTTAAACCACAACTAGATAATAGTAAAGCTAATACTAACCATCTCATTACATCATCTCAAAATGTGGGGCATCAATGAAGGGTCTACGACCTTGTGATCTACGTAGGTCAATATATGCATTCATTGCATCTTCTGCAGTATCGTCATAGTAACGAATGTCACCCTCTGACCAAGCTGCACCCCATTTGATAGGCACCTCTAGTTCTTCTGCTGCCTGTGCCATAGCATCACAAATGTTATCGTAAACATTTAGTTCCCAACTTACGTTAGAACCAAAATAGGCTACGAGGTCTACGGCATGTGAATATCCATCTTCTTGAATAAGATGTTTAGATTTCATAGTCTGTGACCGTCCAGAGTTATACAGTTCTTCTTGTTCTGCTAAAGTTCGGACACCATACGTCACACCAAAGTCAACGTCCGTCAGTTCAATAGCACGTTTAACAACTGCTACCATATCAGGGTGAACACCCTCTAACTTACCTAGTGAACGACTACTTAGACTAAATCCCATTATCTCATATCCTTACTCATTGCCACTTTGTTGCCCATAGGCTTACCTGCCATATAAGCTGTAGCTCCCATGTACGCAGCAACTACGCCAGTCTGTGCAATGTAAAATAGCCCTAGCAAATCTGCTAGAGCACTTACACGTGAGTCTGACATAAATGGAGTAAACAGAAATACAGTAAAGATAATCATCATGCCCATAGCTACCCAAGCCATAAACTTTTGTGATTCAGCTTTTTCTTCACGTAGCTCTATCTCAAGCATACGTTCTTTCATTGCTACTTCAGCTTCGGTGATAACGCCATCACCATCTAC